GCCTGTACCTGTGGTTTCCAATTTATTAGAGTTATTGTAACGAAGCCTTACTGCGCCATCAGCGTCACAAAGAATAGCATTTTCCCAAGTTGCACCATCAGTGCTTACTTGCATATACACATTATTTGTGCCTCTTAGGAACAAGTCACCAGTACCAGAACCCTCTTCAATGATAGAATTTGAGCCATCATTATAGATTCTAAGATTTGTGCTTGAACCAAAAACAGCCGCATCGTTTGTGCCAAAGGTTACATCGTTGCCATTGGACTGTAAGTCACCCCCCAGTTGGGGAGTAGTATCGTTTACTACATCAGAAGCAGGGACATTATCTAACGCCCCTGCAACAATGTCCCCGTTGGCATCAACGAGGTTTGCTATGTCTCTTGCTCGTGTCATTCAGCACCCCCTTCAACAACAGGGGACATCTCAGCCTGTTGCTGTGCCACAAAAGCGGCATAAGCATCCTTAATGTCCTGCGTATGTACCGCCGCACAGATAGCCTGAACCTCTGCGCTTTCGCCTGTGATGTCAGCGTCAGGTGCTACCGTGTGCCGGTGAAAGCTACGGCTGATTTCAACTCCATCACGCTTAATGACCGTTGCGGTGCGTACTTGCACCATTGAGTGCGGTTGCACGATTTCGATTTTGTCTTGGATTGTTTCTTCTGTTAGTGCCATTTTTATCTCCTTTGGCTGGACTGTCCGACCTGATGTCCAATCAGGTTAGGTGTTTACATGATATGTTATTGTAAATTTTGCTTCCATATTGAGGTTTTGCCCAATAGCATAACCTAGATTACCTGAACTATTTGCCGTAATAAAAGTACCAAGCGTTCCACCACCATACAAAACAACCATTACTTGCGAATCCCCTTGAGGGTAGCTTGTGCCAGTAAGGTAAACAGGGGCTAACCATCTAGTTTCACTATCCGAAGTTTGTGTTGTGGCGGCAAAAGGAAAACCGTTTACTCCAATATTATCAACCGCTCTAGAATCTGTTGCGTCCCATTTTAGATAACAAGTAGCTATAACAATATTACCTATTTTAGTGTACTTTCCGGCTTGAACATCATTGTTACTATTGGTTTGGTCATTAGCGTTTTGATAATAAATTGCTGGCGTCCAAGTCCCCTCCTCATAGTCATCCAGATAATTAGCCGAACCAGTGCCGCCTAAGTAGACACCGCCGGATAGGTAGAGGTCTTTGAAGCGGTTGGTACTGCTACCTAAATTGATAGCACCATCGTCTAGTGTGCCAGCACCGTCTGTTGGACGGATTTCACCTACAGTAGAAGATATAGACCCTCCTGATAAACCTGCGCCATTAACCCCAGAAGTTCTAGGGTCAAGTGCAATATAACTGACAACACCAGACCGTGACCCAATCGACCCAACAACCGTCCCACCACGCCGTAGACTGACAATCTCACCATCGGTTGTATTACGGTTCAGAAACAGTGGGACATTATTGTCTCTTGTTGCATACACATAACCGTCAGCACCAATACCTACTCCATCATCAGTATTTGATACAGGCGTGGTTCGGCCTATACTAACATTGCCGCTTGCATCTACAGTAATGTCATCGTGGTTATCAATGCCAAGGCTGGACAGCGTAGGTACAGATGGAGTTGATGCTGACCAACTTGCGCCATTGTAAGACAACACCTGACCGCTAGTTGCACCAGCAGTGCTTACATCTGACAGGTCATTCAATCCTGTAGATTGCAAAGTAAATGTCCCGTAGGCCACAATGTCTACGGTATCACCAGCGGTTGCCCCTGTGGACAGCACAATGCTTGAACCGCTAGTTGCAGTGAAGTCAGAACCATCAATCAGTTTCACACCGTTGAGGTAGACATCCACATAACCAGCGTCATAGGTAGCGGCAAAGGTAGTCTGTCCACCTGTCGCTGTATATGTCTGACGCTCTGATGTGCCGTTGACGGATGAACCAGCGTTTACCCAGCCTGAACCATCATAGACCTTCATCACCAGAGATGCAGGGTCAGTGTCAAACCAGAGGTCACCCTGTGTTGGGCTTGCTGGTGCTGTTGCAGAAATGAAGTAGGTATCTGCAAAAGCGTTAATGTCTGTTAGGTTGGATGCGACTGTGTTGACATTGGCAATGTCCCCACCGACTGCATTTACATTAGCAATGTTTGTGGCGACTGTTCCGATGTCTGTTGCATCTGCCGCAACTGCATTGATGTTTGTGGTGTTTGACGCAACGGTGTTAATGTTCGTTGTGTTGCCAGCCACCGTATTCACATTAGCAATAGCAGTCCCTACGGCTGTGACATTGGCGTTATTTGTGGCTACAGTCCCTACATTTGCAATGTTAGCCGCAACTGTACCAATATCGTCTGTGCCGTTGAGGTCACTTGCTACAATCCCGATGTCTGTTGCATCAGCGGCTACCAGAGAAACATCACTAGCAATAGCGGCTACTGAAGGAATATCTGTAGAGACCCCTGCAACGGTAGTAACATTAGCGGCAATGCCAGCCACTGTGGTGACATCTGAAGAGATACCACCAACCGTGTTAACATTGGCAATATTCTGAGCAACCGTATCAATCTCTGATACTGCTTCATTCAAATCATCAGCGGCAGTTTCGATTTCAGAGATGGCTTCATTAAGGTCATTGGCTACAGTAATGACATCCGCAATATTTGTCGCAACCGTATTCACACTAGAAATGTTTGTGGCTACTGTACCGATGTCTGTAGCGTCAGCCGCAACAGCCGTAACATCAGATGAAATCCCTGCTACCGTAGTGACATCACTAGCAATGCCAGCAACTGTCGTAATGTTTGGTAGGTTAGTTGAGATGAACGCTTTGTTAACCGCATCGTTGTTATCTACAGGGTTAGCAACATTGATAATACGCTTATTCTCAGCATCCCAACGGTTGTTAGCGTCAACAGTAATAGACTCGTTAGCAATGTCGATGGCTTCTTGCGCCATGAAAAAGCCCTGCTCTGAGTCTGTATCAAGGTCTGCTTCCTTAAACACAGAGCCAGCCGCATAGTCTACGAGCCGGGTAGTCTGGCTAGTTGACCGCTGGAATAGGATGGGATACCCATTTGTGGGTACGCCAAGGGGGGAAGTACCTTGCGAAAAGTCAATGATAGTTCCCCCAGTGGTCACCTTATAGTGGGTGTCTAGGGTCTGTGTGACACCATTGACTTTTACGATTATGTCCCCTTCATCACGGTAATTAAAACCGATAGTAAAGGTAGGTGTAGTACCATCACCTGTGTATCTGGTAATCGCAAAAGACATTTAATTGTTTCCTATTTGGTAAGGTATGTTGGGAATTACATTCATCCCTGCTTTGTTCTCAGCCCTCATTATTTCGTTTCTGACATATTCTTCAGTAACGCCAGTTTCTTCAGTCATAAGCCGAATGAAGGCGGCTTCTCTAAACTTGTTGATGAGGTTCTTTGCTTCAGCTTCAGCCACACCAACATCAGATGCTGTGCCCATCGGTAGACCTGTAATGCCATCTAAAGCATCAATGAGTCCAGAGTCGTGGGTGTAACGCATCCACCTGTCGTAGTAACTCTCTTGTCCGTCCTGAGTCATGCGGAGTCTGAGGTCAACACCACGCAAGAGTTTGTGTTGGTATGGTGCAGTAAAGTGAGTATCACCAACTTGTGCTAACCGATACAGAAACTGTTCAACCCTAAGTTCTTGCTCTGGCACACCCCGTTTCTTCTCGTCTACCGTTGAGGTATCAAAGTAAATAAGGTTTGCCGTTGGGTTACTGAGTGTCCGTGGTCTACCTAGGGCAGTGTATTGCTTTGGTACTTTCGGGTCAGTAGGGTTAATCCTATATCGAATAAATTGTTCTAAGGTTGCCGGGTCACCCAACACTGGGTTATCAAGCATCTCGATTTTATAGAGGGTGTTAGGTAAGAAAGTCTGAACCTTCTGCCCAACAAACTTGATTAGCTGTTCTGAGCCATCTTCATCCTGTAGGTCTTCTACAAGGGTAAAGATTGCGTCCACACCTGATGCCAAGTTAGCGTCACGAATGGATTGTGCAATCGAACCAACAGCCACAGACACCATCGCTTGTGCCGCCATCATGTCTGTCTGGTTAATCTTCTCGCCTTGCTCTTGCCTGTACATTAGTGTCTCTGCTCGTTCAAGAGCATTAACCATAATTTTTACAGGGGTAGAGAAGGGGTCAAAGTTACGATAGTTAAATGTGCTACCATCGCTAAACCGAATGCTATA